CGCAGAGTGCGAGGGGCTTTTGCCCCCGAAGCACGATGCGGGTACCGCAACCCGACATTATCGAGCATTTTGGCAACGCAGATGCCGTGCCGCAGCTGCCGGAGCGGTGCTTAAGCCGTAAGGCGGGAATTGTGCGGTGTTGCCTTTTCTTTTCCTGTGTTTCCCCCAACGCGGACGGATTTTCCGGCGTTCTGTTCCGGCGTTTTCTCGAATTTGCGAATCTTTTTTTGTTTTCTCAATTTTCGCGTCATGTTCCGGGAAAAGTCATACTTTGTCACGTCAGAGTGTTTTCGGTATAAATACACTTGACTTTATCTAACGGGCATGGTATTGTTATTAGGTCGCTTCGTGGCAGCTGCCCATACCGGGCGCTGCCGGATGTGTAAGATATGGGATATTGTATTAGGGGGAATTTTAATCATGGCAGCATTTACGCAGATCGTAGAGCAGGCCAGCGACATTTTGTGGAATTATCTGTTGCTGTTCCTGCTGGTGGGCACCGGCATCTTCTTTACTATCAAGCTGCACTTTGTTCAGTTGAGCAGTTTTGCAGATGGTGTGCGTCACTTGTTCAAAGGTTTCAGCCTGCACGGCAAGGCAGCTGATAAAGACGGCATGAGCTCTTTTCAGGCATTGGCCACTGCCATTGCCGCACAGGTTGGCACCGGCAACATTACCGGCTGCGCCACCGCCCTGGTCAGCGGCGGCCCCGGCGCATTGTTCTGGACCTGGGTTTCTGCCTTTTTCGGCATGGCTACCATTTACGCCGAAGCCGTTCTGGCCCAGACCTACCGCACCACGGTGGACGGCCAGGTGACCGGCGGCCCGGTGTATTACATCCGCGCGGCATTCAAGGGCAAGTTTGGCAAGTTCCTGGCCATTTTCTTCTCCGTTGCTTTGATCCTTGCCCTCGGCTTTATGGGCAACATGGTGCAGTCCAACTCCATTGGTGATGCGTTCCACAATGCGTTCGGCGTTAACCGCGTGGTTGTTGGCGTTGTGATCGCCGTTCTGGCAGCTTTCATCTTCCTGGGCGGTGTTAAGCGCATTGCCGCTGTTACCGAAAAGCTGGTTCCCATCATGGCACTGTTTTACATTATCGGCTGCGTCATCATCCTGGTCATGAACGCATCCGCCATTCCCAACGCATTTGTTCAGATCTTCACCCTGGCTTTCCAGCCACAGGCCATTGCCGGCGGCGTGGCTGGCGTTACCGTGCAGCAGGCCATGCGTTACGGCGTTGCCCGCGGCCTGTTCTCCAACGAAGCCGGCCTTGGCTCCACCCCGCACGCCCACGCACTGGCCAAGGTCAAGCAGCCGCAGGACCAGGGTGCGCTGGCCATCATCGGCGTATTCGTTGATACCTTTGTCATCCTGACTCTGACCGCCCTGGTACTGATCACCTCCGGCCTGATTCCGGAAGGCATGACCGGCACCGCCCTGACCCAGGCCGCATTCAGCCTGACGTTTGGTTCCTTCGGCAAGGTGTTCATTGCCATCTGCATGCTGTTCTTTGCGTTCTCCACCATTTTGGGCTGGTACTTCTTCGGCCAGGTCAACTTCAACGCTCTGTTCGGCTCCAAGTACACCAAGGTGTACAGCCTGATTGTTGTTCTGTTCATCCTGATCGGTTCTTCCCTGAAAGTGGATCTGGTTTGGGCGCTGGCGGACTTCTTTAACGGTCTGATGGCGGTTCCCAACCTGCTGGCGCTGCTGGCGCTTTCCGGCGTTGTTGCAGGCATCGCCCGCAACAAAAAGGACTGACCTTGCACTTTGGCAGCACAACCGATATAATAAAGATAATGTTGATCTTACGGGCTCCCCTGTTCGGCAGGGGGCCCGTTTTTGTTTTGGAGGTTGCCCATGGCACAAACAAAAAAGCCCCTCAGCAGCCGCATGTTCCGGCTTGTGGCCGGGCTGGTGTTCTGCTGGATGCTGCTGCTGAACTGCTTAACGCCCTACCTGGCCGATGATTACACTTTCGCTTATGCCTTTGATACCGGCGAACGGCTGCACAGCCTGCCGCAGTTGATTTCCAGCCTGGTGTTCCACTATCACGAATGGAGCGGCCGGGTCATCGTCAAATTTTTTGCCCAGGGGTTCACCATGTTTCCCAAGCTTCTGTTTAATGTGTGCAATGCTGGGATGTTTATGGCACTGGGTCTGGTTTTGTACAAGCTGGCCGTTGGGCGGCGCAGCCAAAAAGCGGACTGGCTGGCTTTGGCCCTGATTTATGCCGCGCTGTGGGAGATCAGCCCTGTATTTGGCCAGACCAATTTGTGGATGTGCGGCGCCTGCAACTACCTGTGGGCCACGGTGGGATGCTGCGCCTTTTTGCTGCCCTGGCGGTATTATTTGCAGCAGCCGTTTGCCAGTACGGCGCACATGGCGGCCGGCATGGCGTTGGCCGGGCTGCTGGCTGGTTGGTTAAGCGAGAATACCAGCGCCGGAATGCTGGTTTGTTTGGTGCTGGCCGGCGCTGTTGTGTTCAAGCGGGAGCGCAGGCTGCCCGCCTGGATGGCGACCGGCCTGGCGGGGGCGCTGGTTGGGTTTGCTTTGCTCATCACCGCGCGCGGCAACTTTAACCGTGCCAGCGGCTTCAGCGATTACGACAGTCTGCTGACCCGGTACGCCATGCGCTTTTTTGCCTGCCTGAATATGCTCAAAGACTATGCCCTGCCCCTGCTGTTTTCCTTTGCGATTTTATTTTTGCTGCTCTGCTTTGCCCGGCAGGATGCTGTAAAAGCTGACCTGCTGTGGCCGCTGATTCTGCTGGCCGGGGCGCTGGGGGCAAACTTTGCCATGATCGGCAGCCATGACTACTATCCCCGCTCCACTCACGGTGTGTTTGCTCTGCTGGCTGCCGCCTGCGCCGCCTGCCTGGTACAGCTGAATAGCAAAGCGTTCCGCCGGGGCCTTGCCTGCCTGAGCGCCTGCGTGGGGATCGTCTGCGGCATCCACATGCTGGAAGCCGGGTATGACATTGCCAGCTACTGGATGATGGACCATGTGCGCACCCAGACACTGCGGCAGGAGATTAGCGAGCTGGATGAGCCCGCCGCGGCTAGCATTATTAGCTATGGTATCGAACCCTACACCAAATGGTGCGGCGCATACGGCCTGCCGGATATCCGCGAAAACGGTGAGGATTCCCTCGCTTTGGGCCGCGCCCGCTGGTTCGGCGTAACCAGCATTACCGCCACCGAAACCCGTACCTACCCCTTTGCAGGTCACACCAACGGAACCTATGCCGCCGGGGAAGCCGCCACAGAAAACGCAGAAAGCATGGATTGATTGCCACTGATTGGGCATACTGTTGATAACACATCGTGAAAGGATGACTGCCCATGAAGTTCCATGTAAATGCCGACTGCATCGGCTGCGGTTTGTGCGTGAGCACCTGCCCCGAAGTTTTTACCATGACGGACGGCGGCACCGCAGCCGCTGCCCCTGCCGATGTAACCGGCCCCGATGAAGCCGCCGCCACCGATGCCATGCAGACCTGCCCCGTTGGCGCGATTGAATCCGTTGACGGCTGATACCTTCAACCGGGGCTTGACAAACCGGAACTTGGGAAGTATAATAAAAGCTACCGATGCGGGATTAGCTCATCCGGTAGAGTGACTGCTTCCCAAGCAGTAGGTGGCGAGTTCGAGACTCGTATCCCGCTCCAAAAGCGCCGCAAATTTAACGTCAGCTCGTTAAATCTGCGGCGCTTTCTATTTTTGCCTGCAACATTTTCACCACCTAAAAAGCCGTGTAAGCCCTCGTAAGCCTGTATGTAAACCTGTACAGATAAGGCACTATTTCCTCCGTTTTCCATCTTTCCGCACATGCAAAAAAGCGGCGGGCGGCCCCAAAACACAGGGCCGCCCGCCGCTTTCGCGTTTTATTCACAATTTTTTTCGTCAGTATCGGTATCCGGCACGCACTTTTCCGCCGCGCGTTTTCCTGCGGCCAAAAGTTTTATAAGGCCCTCCGGCACAGGTGCGCCCATGGCTGCGGCATTCTCGGCAATACTGCCAAGCTCGGTAAAAATGTACCATACCAGCACCACCGGCAAAATCAGCACGGTGTATTGTATGCCCAATACGGGCAGGTTTTCCACCGCCACGCCCAGCACGCCGTCGGCCATGGCGGCTACAATCACTACAACCACCATCCCGGCCTTGTGCCAGATGCCTGCGCGCGCCACAGCGCTTGACCACTCGCCTTTGGACGCCGCAGCCGCGCTGCCACTGATCCAATCGATCACCATGCACACAGCCCAGGCCAGCACCAGCCACCCCAGCCAGCCAAAGGCCGCCGAAAACGCCGCGCACAGCGCCGTCACCGCCGCCTTGATCCACAAAAACATATTTTGCTCTTCCATTTTTTCTACCCCTCCACGATCCTGATCCCGTATTCTTCCGCCGCCAGGTGCTCCATGCGGCACCCGCGCGCCGTTTCCCAGCCGGGCGCAAAAATCACCGCGTCCGCTTCGGCCAGCTTCCCCAGCGCCCGCGCCAGCAGGGCCAGCGGCGTGGCATCGGTGTCGTCAAACAGGGTGTCCAGCACCGCGATCTCGTCCTCCTGCAGCGCCACCGCCGCGTCGGCCACCAGCGTTTTGCGCTCCCGCACAATGTCGGCCATCCTGCGCCCGCGCATCGGCTGGCTGATAAACAGCTTTGTCATGCCTGTTCCCTCCTTCTTATGCTGCCGTACTGGCGGCCTTGTCCGCGGCCCCCAGCTCGGTCAGCTTGTCCATCAGCGCCTTGGCGTCCCCGGCGCTCACCGGGCCAATGCGCAGGTTCTGCTTTGTGTGCGCCGCGTCGGCGTACTCGGCGCTGTACAGGCCCAGCCCCACCAGGCCCAGCGCCAGCGCCAGGCTGTACACGCTCATGGCCTCAGCGTTCGTCAGGCCGTTGGCCTGCACCGTTTGCAGGGCATTCGCGGCGGGTTCGGCATCCGCCGGGCGGGCAACGCTGGTATAGCTGCCCAGGTGCCTGCGCACCGCCGCGCTGGCGGGCGTAAAGTCAGCGTCCAGCCAGTTCAGCGGGTTCACCCGCCTGCCCTTGTACAGCACCTCAAAATGCAGGTGCGCGCCGTAGCAGTTGCCGCTTGCGCCGCTGTACCCGATCAGCTGGCCCTCCGTTACCGCGTCGCCCAGCTCCACAACACGCTTCAGCAGGTGCGCGTACCGCGTTTGCAGCTTTTTCCCGTTGTAATCGGCATGGCGCAGCCGCACCATGTTGCCGTAGCTCTGCATCCCCGTGCAGGTCTTGCCGTCCCAGGTCTGCGCCTGGTCTACCGTGCCGTCCTCGGCGGCATACACCGGCCGCACGCAACTGGTGCCGCTCTGGGTGCGCAGGTCAATGGCATTGTGTGCCGCGCCGCTGGTGTACGTCCAGCCGGCCGTGATGACGTGCTGTGCCAGCGGCCAGGCCAGCAGTACATCGCCGTTTTGTAATCTCATTGGGGTTACACCTCCGTTGTCGTTCAGACATTTTATACTTCAACAAACACCACATTGATTTTGTACCTGTATCCGGCAGGGATAGCTTCTTTTGCTTTTATCCCTAGTGCGTCGGTTGAGGTATGAGTTGCTTCAAGTATATATTGTTCCCCGTCGCTGCTTCTGATGGCGATGAAATCCCCATCGTCGGCATTCTTGCTCAAGTATCTGGTGTGAATTGATTTTGGCACCCCTTCCACATAAAAAAGTGTTTTGCCTGCTGCAATAGCTGTGCCGCTGGTATTATATTCGCTCTCAAATGTTATACTTAAAAATCCCAGTTTTCCTACTGTATAGCAATAGCACTTGTCCTTGCCGCCGCCGTTCGGTACAGTTATGCCTGTTGCAATGTTTGAAAAGGTTATTTCGTGATCTTCTCCAATCGGTATCCCCAGCGCCGTAATGTCGCTCTTGGTCACAGCCGTCGCCGCGCTCACATGGCCGGTGCTGTCCACCGTCACCTTGTACAGCCCGCTGGCCCTTGCCGTGTAGCTGGGGTGGGTGTATGTGGTATCCTGCGCAGGCACACCCAGCGCGGTAATATCACTTTTGTCCACAGCTGCCACCGCACTTACATGCCCTGTGCTGTCCACTGTCACCTTGTACAGCCCGCTGGCCCTTGCCGTGTAGCTGGGGTGGGTGTATTTGTTTGCCCCGGCTGTTACCCCGTCCAGCTTTGTTTTATCCGCCGCGCTCATCAGGCCCTCTGCGCTTGTTGTGGCGGCGCTGTATGTGGTATCGCTTTCCGGTATCCCAAGCGCCGTAATGTCACTTTTGTCCACAGCTGCCGCCGCACTTACATGGCCGGTGCTGTCCACCGTCACCTTGTACAGCCCGCTGGCCTGCGCTGTGTAGCCGGGGTGGGTGTAGTTGTTGGCGTTTTCGGCAATGCCGTCCAGCTTCGTTTTGTCCGCCGCGCTCATCAGGCCGTTTGTGCTTTGCGTTGCCACATCGCTCGGCTTTGCTTCAATGGCACTTTTGGCTGCCGCTTCTGCGCTGGCTGCCGCCGCCTCCGCCTTGCTTACGGCGGTTTGGCTGGCTGTTTCCGCGGCGGCCCTGTCTGCCGCTGCGGCTGTCGCGCTGGTTTTGGCCTGCCCGGCATAGTATTCGGCGTTGTCCGCATCCTCTCCGGTTCGGGTCCCTGTTCCGCCCGCCGCCCAGCTTTCGGCGCGCACCGCTGCGTTCCCTGCGCTTTTGGCGTCCGCGTCTGCCTGCACGGCACTCTGGGCGGCCTGCACGGCATAGGCCTGTGCCTGCCGCCTGTCGTCGCCGCTGTCCAGCCCGCAGCCCAAAACCTCGCTCAGCGGGTCCGGCACACTGCTGGTCAATCCGTCTGCTTGTGTTGCCATATCATATACCTCTTGTTACAATCGCGTTGATCGCCGTCAAACCACTCGGCAGGCCAGTCAGTTTTCCGTTGCTGATGCTTAGGCTCAAACTGGTACTGCTTGGGCTGCCATATATAGCGCCCTTGTGGTACTTGTCGCCCTCAAACGCGACCAGGCTCGTAGTCTGCTGGCCCCAGCCGCCGGAACTGGTCATGGTGCCGTAGCCCCAGATCTTGATTGCCCCGTCAGTGCGCTTAAAACTAACGCTGGGGTTGGTGTTCGTAATGGCATAAGCCTCAACGTTGTTATTGCTGCTGCCGCTGCTGGACGATACGTTCACCGTCACCTTGCCGCTGCCGTTATGGTAGCCCGCCGGGATGGTATAGCTGCCGTTGGCCGTCATGGTCTTGGCAACCGCCCCGTTGTTGGTCATGGTGCCGGTCAGCTTTGCCCCGTCAACATAAGCGGTTTTACCGCTCAGAATGTTGGCGGCGGTGGCGGTCGCATCGCTGGTATCTGTGCCGTTTACTGTTAAGGCGGCATTTCCCCCAACACGCGAAATATATACGCCCACCTCTGCGAGCACTTCCGCGGAGGCAGTTGCCGTTACTTTTATACTCGGCATATCGTCCGTCCCAGCATATAGATGAATTGACTTTAATTTTGTCCCTTCAGCGGTTTGATTGATTATTCCGTTTCCAGCGTCCCACTTTGTATAAGATAGCGTCCCATCATCAGCTTTTTTATCAAGCTCAGAGCATAGAATCCCGATTGTTGCAGTAGATTTATAACTGTACGGCTTGACAAATACCGAAATAGCATAATCTGCTTCCGGCAGCACATACGATGCAATATCGTTGCTCCCGCTCGCCAGGGTCTTGGTGTACGATATAGCCTTTCGGTATGAGACACCAGTAACGGTGCCTTCACCCGAATGATACCCCTCAGGAATGGTGTAGGTCTGTCCGGGAACAAGATTGGCTGTTATCTTGCCCTTGTTTGTCATCGTCCCCGTTACCTTGCACCCGTCAACATACGCAGTCTTACCGCTCAGGATTTCCCCGGCTGTCGCCGTAGCATCGCTGGTATCCACCCCCGTGTCGATCTGCTCCACCAGCGCGGCGTACCCGTCCAGCGTTGTGTCATCCGGCACCGTTACGCCCTTGGCGGTGATCGCCGTGGCAAGGTCGCTTTTCGCCCCGCTTAAGCGGCTGATCTGCGTTTTAATGTTCGTGTCCGCCATGCGCTTCTCCTTTCAGCAGCATCAGATCGCCGCCAGCGCGTCGTAAATATCATCCGTCAGGCTCACGGTGCCGCCGCTCGTGTACCCCGCGGGCACAGCCACGCTCAGGGTCGTCAGGCCGTCAATGGTCAGGCTGGTGGCCCCGTTGTTGGCCATGGTGCCCGTCACCTGGCTGCCGTTCACCCAGGCTTTTTTGCCGCTCAGGATGTTGGCTGCGCTCGCCGCATCGGTCGTGCTCTCCGTCGTGTCCACATACAGCGCGGGAATGGCCGCCACGCTCACGCTGGAAAGCACCTTGCCGCTGGTCGGGGTCACGGTCTGGGCGCTCTTGGTGGGCGTCACGCTCTTGCTCTCTTTGGTAATGCTCACCTTGCCGCTGCCGCTGTGGTAGCCCTTGGCGATGGTGTAGCTGGTGGTCGTGGTGTCCAGCGTCTTGGTCACAGCGCCGTTGTTGGCCATCGTGCCAGTCAGGGTCTTGCCGGTGCTATCCACCACGATCTTGCCGGACAGCACATCCGCCGCCGTCGCCGTCACGCTCGAAACGTCCTGGTAGTTGGACGGGATCGCCGCCACCGTCACATCGGACAGGCCATAATAGCCGCTGTCCGGCGTCACGCTCTGCTGGCTCTTGGTCGGCGTCACCTTCTTGCTTTGCAGGTTGTAATTGCCGCCGCCGGAAACGCCGGAAACCGTGCCGCTGCCGTTGTGGTAGCCCTTTGGAATGGTGTAGGTGTCGCCCTCCTGCACCGTCGCGCTCACTGCGCCCTGGTTGGTGATTCCGCTGATGGCGGTGGCCAGCGTGTCCAGGTTGGACGTGCTTTCCGCCATGCCCAGCTCCACCAGCTTGGTGCGGATGGTGTTGCGGTCGTTCTGGATGCGGGTGATCTCGGTCGCAATGTTGGTCTGTGTCGTGTCTGGCATGTTCTATCCTCCTCAAATGGTGCCCAGAAGCACCGCGATGTTGCCCACCTCCACCGCCACGGCGGCGCTGGTCACGGGCAGGGTATTGTCGGTTTCCACAGCGTCGGCGCAGTCCACACACAAAGCGCCGCTCTCCCATTTCAGGCCGTGGCCAATGCTCAGGCTTCCGCCGGTCTGCACGGCGCCGGTTTTCAAACTCAGGCTTACCGCCTCGCCGCCGCTCATGCTCATCTGCACGGTTTCACTGCTGTTCAGCAAACTCAGCTTCATGTGATCACCCCGCCCAGCAGTATCCGCTCCACCGGCAGCGCCACAATGTTGCTGGCCAGCGCCGCGCCGGTCGTTGTCACGGCCCGCAGCTGTATTTCCACGTTGCCGCCCTCCTCAAATTTTAAGGTTTCTTCCTGTGTCAGCGTCACCGTCAGGGTCTTGGCGTCATTGTCGGCGGTAATGCTGTCCTCCCGCCGGGTCACTTCCCTCCCGTATCCCTGCCGGAACGTCAAATACAGGCTCACCAGCGTTCCCGGCTCTATGTCCAGCTTAAACACCAGCGTCGGGGTCGTTCCCTGGGTCATACCATACCCTCCTTGCCGGGCTGTTTTTCCGGCTTTTGCGCCGGTGCGCCCGCTTCTGCCTTTATTTTGCCATGCCGCCGTATCCGGGCGCGCCCCCACTTGTCCCGTAAAATTCAAAACGCCCCCGGTTGCCGCTCTCACACGGCCCGCCGGGGGCATCTTTATGCGTTATTGGTTCAGGAGCTTCATTCCCATTTCTTAAAATCGTCCGCCTCGTACACCGTCAGCCCGTCCACCTTCAGCCTGCACAGCATCTCGGCAATCTCCTGCCGCCCGGCCGTGTCCGCCGCCTGGTATCTCGGCTTCATCTCTTTTGTTATGGCGCTGCGGATCGCTGTGCGCAGTTCCTTGGCGTCCCTGGCGCTGTCCAGCACGCTGTCATATTCCTCGCGGGTCAGGGTCCCGGCCTCCATCATCCGGCTTGCCTGCGCCGCCGCTTCCTCGTCGGCCCGCTCCAGCTGCCGCACCCTCTCGTCGATCATCTCCTGCACCGCGTCTGCGTCCGCCGTGTCCAGCGCCGCCGTAATGTCGGCGCTGCCCACCGTCACGCCCCAGCCGGTCACGGTGTCCAAATCGTACACCCGCTCCCCGCCGTATTCCAGCCCCATCAGGGCGTCCAGCATCTCGGCGCGTTCCTCGCTGTCCGCCTGCTGGTACGCCTTGCTGTACAGCTTCGTCACGGTGCTGCGGGCGGCGGTCACGGCGTCGGCGGGGTCGGTGCCGCTCTTTACCTTGGCATCCACCTGCCCGGCAAACAGCCGGCTCGCCTTGTCAGCGTCGCCGCCGTCCAGCGCCAGGGCAATGCGGTTCAGGTCCTTGTCCATCCCCAGCGGGTCGTCGGCGCTGGCAAGGCCGGTCAGCGTGTCGTATACGCCCTTCACGTCGCGCAGGGCTGCGCTCACCGCCACGCCGGTAACATTGCTCACCGCGTTGGCCGTGCGGTACAGCACCTGGTACAGGCTCGTTGTTTTGCCCGTCAGGTACTTGTTCCACACACTCACCGCGTCCATCACGTCGCCGATCCACTCCACGTCGTTGCGCTTTATGGTATAGGTCGCGTTCCCGTCCGCGCGCTCGGTGATGTACCCGATCACATCCTGCAAAAGCGGCAGGTTCCCCGGCAAATTCACCCCGTCCGCAAAGTTTTCCAGCACGTTCTGGGCATATACCTTGGCCAGGCTCGCCGCCGTCAGGCGTTCGTCGTCGTCCTCGTCGCCGCCGCGCGGGTGCCGCAGGGTGTCCACGGCGGCCGCGGCCGCGGCGGTCGCCATCGCCGTTGCCACATAGGTAACGCCCACACGGGCAAACCTTGCCCGCGCGGCCTTGTCCTTCGGGTTCTGCGCCAGGTTCACCGCCGCTTGGGCCACCATGGCATAGCTTTTAATGGGTTCCGCCATAAAGTTTGTCACCATCTTGGTAAACGTCGCTGTGCTCCGCATGATCTGGCTGCGGTGCAGCACGCTGTCCACCACCTGCGTCTTGTCCACAATCTCGCTCAGCCGCGCGGCGCACTGCCGGTTAAATTCTTCGCTGTCATATTCAAGCTCCGGGTGCTTGTCCAGCGTTTCCAGCTCGCAGGCGTTCCACAAAGCGCCCCAGGTGGTTTTGTCGCCCCACTCCGCCATCGCGGTGCTGGCGCTCCGCACCCGCTCAAGCGCCGTTTCCTCGTCCAGCGCCATGGCGCGCACGTCCTTGCCCAGGTTGGTTTCAAAATATCCCTGGCTTTTCCACCAGGCAATGGCGCAGTATTTTTCGGCTTTCGCCATGCCGCCCTCAAAGGTCTGGCCCTTGGCCCTGGCCGCCAGCCCTTTGCCCAGGTTGGCCGCGCCGCGCCCCAAAGCGCCCCGCAGGTATTTGGGCGCGATCTCCGCCCCCGCGCGGAAGTACGCCGTCGGCTGCTGCACCGCCACGCGCAGGTTCGCGCCCACCTTGGCAACCTTCCAGTTGCGCGTCACGGTGTTCATCAGGCGCTCGCCGCCGCTGGCGGTTTCGGCGCGGCCCTGGCCGTTAATGTCCCGCATCAGCGTTTCAAAATAGTCCTTGCCCTTGCGCCCCAGCAGGTTGTCAATGCCCTCCTTCACACTCACGGCGCTTTCCGGTGCGCGCCAGTTGTACCACTTCATCATGTCGCTTAACGGGATGCACCACCCGTAATAGGTCGCCATCTCCGTCGCGTGCCCAAAAAACGTGTCAAAGGCGTCGCCCACCACCAGCGGGTTGTTGGCGCCCTTCACCAGCGCCTTGGTCATGCCGGCGTTTTTAATGCCGTTCAGCCCGGCCTGCCTGCTGCTGGCTGCCGTTGTGGCGGTAAAGTCGTTGCTGCTGCTCATCGGCCAGTAGTGCGTTTCGGTAAATTTGTCGTACCCGTATAGCGTGTTGCTCACCTCGTTGCCCCACGCCGCCGCGGTCGTGCTCAGGTATTCCTGCATGGCGCGTGCCGTCTGCACCTGCTCGGTCGTCAGGCTGCCGGTAATCTCCGCCAGCTGCCCCGGCGTCAGCTTCACCCGCCGCCCCGGCTTGCCCTTGGCGTCCTTCAGCTGGATGCCGCCGATCATCAAATGCTCCTTTGCCGCCGCGCGCTGGCTCAGGCAGTACAGCTCCATGGCCTGCCCCGGTGTCAGCTCCAGCACGGTGTCCGCCATGCTGGCCGCGTCGGTCACGGTAAATTTGCGCTTTTCGGCCTTGCGCCCCGTCCACTTGTCCACGTCCGTTTTGTCTTTCAGCAGGGCCTGCGTCCACTCCACCGTTTCGCGCAGCTTCCACGCCCGCTTGTCAAACCCTTCGCGTATGGGCCGGTACATCTGCTCTGCCGTGTCGCCCAGGGCGGCAAAATACCGCCCTGCGTCCATCATATCCACGCCAAGCAGCTGCCCTAGGGCGTCGCCCGCCGTGGTGTCGGCGGCGGCCTTCACCGCCTTGCCCAACAGGTTGTTTTTGTTCTTTACCTGTTGCTTTTCCCGCGCGGCCATCTCGGCCACACTCGCGTCGCCCGCGGCGGCAATGGTTTCCCTGCTGCCCTCGGCCAGCAGCTTGTTGGCCTGCGTGATGCTCTTGGTCATGCTTTTCAAAATCACATCCAGCTGCCGCATCTGCTCGCCGCTGAACTGCCCAATCCCCGTCTTTCCGCCGGTCTGCTGCAACAGCGTGTCAATGTATCCCGGCAGGCTGGGGTCAAAATCGGCATAGTCGCCCGCGCCTGCGCCCATGTGTTCCAGCGCCTCGGCGTCCTTGGCCATCAGGGCAATGTCCTTCATGGTTTCCTGCCACCGCTGCGCCGTCGCCGTGCCCGCGTTGCTGGTGTTCCAGTCAAACAGGTTCAGCACGTTCAGCACGGCGGTGCGCATCTTCTTGGGCACATGTTTGGTGTCCGTCGGCTCCCGCAGCCAGGCCGCCAGGGTGCGCACCTGCTTCTGGGCACTGTCCCGGCTTTTGCGGTACAAAAGCCCGTCGTTGCGCCGTTGCATCCGCGTGGCAAACTCCGCCTGCTGGCGCACCAGCTTTTTGTCCCGCGTCTGCACCCATTTCAGCTTTTGCATCCGCTCCCGCATCACGGCGTCGTCCTTGGCGTTCTGTGCCTTCTGCTTGTAAACCTCCAGCATGGCGTCAAACCGCTCTTTCCGGTTGGCGTATGCCTGGTCGTACAGGGCCTTCATCTCGGCCTGCGCGTCCCGCCGCCCCTTGCGGTACTCGGCGCGCGCGGCCTTCTGCGCGTCCTGCGCCGCGCGGTCTGCCATGGTGCGGCGTGTCGGGCTGTTCAGGTATCCCTCCACCGCCTCGTTGGCCAGGTCAAGCGCCAGTGTTTCCATGTCCATGCCATACGGGTTCTCCACCACCGGCACGCTTGCCTCATACACCCCCAGCACCGCGTCGGTAAAGGCGGTAATGTCGGTGTTCTCCGCGTCAAAGGTTCCCGGCCAGCTCTCGGCCAGCTCGGCCTGCATCGTGTCCCAGTTTCCGGCCCCGTCGGTCAGCCGCACGTTCAGCCGGCCAAACAGCGCCTTGCGCACGTTGCCCCACTGCCGCCCGTTTTTGCCGTCGCCGTAGGCGTTCATCAGCTCGGCAAACTCCGCGCTGTCCCGGCGCACCTCCAGCGTCGTGCCGCGCAGGGTTTCGCGCAGCGGTTTATAGTATTCCCGCAGCTCGGTGTTTTTCTGCTCGCTCTCGTTCAGCACCCCGCGCATCACGTCGGTCAGGGCGTCCATCGCGTCGGCGTTCAGCGTCGGCTCGCCGTTGCCTTCCACGTTAAACACCCGCCACAAATCGCCGCTCAGCCTGTCCACGCCGTACTTGCTGCCCGTCAGCTTCAAAATGCGCTGGGCAATGCCCCGCGCGCTCGCCCGGCTTACGCTGTGCCCGCCCGATGCCTTAAACTCCTGCCGCAGCACCTCCATCTGCTGTTCCATGTACAGGTTTTTCTGCGCCAGCTCCCGGTTCTGCGCCCGCAGGTCGTCATAGTCCGCCTCCGTCGGGGCGCTGTACCGCAGTCCTTCGCCAAAGCCAGCCGTTGTTTCCGTGTCCATGCCAAAGGCATATTTTACATTCGCAGATAAATTTTCGCCCAGTTCCTCCTTGACGCTGCCCAAAAAATCTTCTATACTGATGTTGGAACCGTACAGAGCAACGGCATTCGTGCTGACCTCTCGCCCCTTGAGGGATTCGGTTCCATTTTTAATTTGTCTGCCTGTATGGGCGTACAGGCTTCCCCGCAAGGGTTCCATGCTGTCGGCATCCAGCACCTTCTGGCCGTCCTCGTACATATTTACAACAAAGCGGATCCCCATCAGGCTGCCGTCGCTCATGCGTGCCGCCCCAAGGTACAAATCACTTCGCACCTCCTTGCCGCGCGCTTCCAGCTCGTTCACCTTTACGGCGTTCTCCAAAATCGGCCCGATCTGCCCCACATACGGGGCATTTTTTTGTATCTGGGCCGCGTTCAAAAGCCCGTGCCGCAGCCCAGCCCTCGTCACAACAATGGTATCTCCCGTGTATCGGTTTACCACGCTCCCGCTGTTTTTGCCCGGTATGCGCTGCGTGCTCGCCAGGCCCGCATCCAAAATTTCCTTTACGGGCTTGTCGGCCAGGTCGTTTTCCTCCACCTCGGTGATCTCCATATCCGGCAGTTCCCGCAGGGTTTCAAAGCTCACCTGTTCTTCGCCCGTTTTCCTTCTCTGCGGGTGTTTCTCGGCGTCTACCTTCTTGCTGTACCGGAACCGGTTCAGTTCGCTTTGCTCCGGCAGGCTGCCTGTGCGGTAATATGTTTCCAGGTCGCGCACCACTTCGCTGCCGCGCACCCGGCCTTCGTACCAGCGCGTCGCGGCAGTGCTGCCGTCTTTGCGGCTGATGTCCAGGTTAAACCCATGCTTTGCCGCGCCCAGCGTGTCGGCCATCTCGGCAATGGCCGCCTTCTGCGCGTCGCTCACCTCGGTTTCGGCGCTCACGTCCACGCCGGGGCTTTCCGCCATCACCCGCACATTGCCTTCGGCAATAAAGGCATTCAGGTAATCCGTCTGTTCTGCCCCGCGCGCAAGCTCCGCCGGGCCGTAAACGCTTTGGATGTCGCGGTGGTCAAGGTCGCGTACGCTCTTGTCGCTCCCTCCGCTGAAATCCAGCATTCGCCCGTCCGGCAAAATGTACCCGGCGCTCTCAAACCACTTTGTGGTGCCGTAGGTGTCCGCTGCCTGTTCCCGGTGGTAATCCTCCCGGCTCATGCCGCTTTCCCGCACCTCGGCGTCGTACTCGGCCTGCTGGGCCTGCTTTTTCTGCCATGCCTTGTCCTGCTCCTGCTCGCGGGCCTGTTTGATCACTTCCTGTGCCAGGTCGCGCTGTTCCAGCAGCGCGTCCTGCTCGGCCTTAAACCGGTTTTCCGCCGCCTTGTATTCCAGGTATTCCTGGCTCTGTTTCCACTGCACCGCGTCCCCGGCGCGCTTGTGCTGCATCAGGCGGGCCAAAAACCGCCCATGTTCGGCCTCGTCCTGCTGCCGCCACGCTTTTTCCCTCGCCCAGCTGTCCTTCAGGGCGCGTTCCGCTTCGCGGTACTCCGCCTGCGCTTTTTCCAGTTCTTCCTGTGTCACCGCGCCGCTGATCTTCTCACTGTACTTGACATCCGCGTCCCCAAGCTGTATACTGCGAATAAGACCAAAACTGGTTCCGTCCAAAGGCACGCGGTTGCCGCGGACTTGGAACCACTCTTTGGTCTTATTTTCATTCCCAAAAATTTCCGTAAACGGTACGCCCTTAATCTTGACGTCCCCGTTCTCGTATGTTATACTGCCAATAACACCGGTACTGCCGGGCGCTGACGTGGCCAATTTGAAGCCGAAGGCGCTCAAGGCAGCACCGGTTTTTTCCATGTCCGGCTCCGCGTACAGCACATTGCTCTTTTCCAAAAAGCCGCGCGGGTTCACGTCCTTCGGGTAAGCGCTGCTCACCTTGTTAAAGTCCTGCAAGCCCAGCTTTCGGTCTGTGCCGGTTCCCAGCGCAAGGTCCATCACGCACAGCACGGGCGCTCCGTTTGCATCTGTCACATTCCCCACAACCACAATGCGGCTGTTCTTCCTGGTGCCGGGCCGCATACTCTGGCCCTGGCTTTCCAGTACCAGCACCGGGTTTTCCAGCATGGCGGGTATCTGCTTCACCATATCCAGCGTCATGTTGGGGTGGTCGCGCAGTATTTTCCGTATCTTTCCGCTAAGCATCACAATGCTTCTGTCGGCCACGCCAATGCTTTTCAGCGCTTCGCCGGTGGTGCCCAGCGTAAAAGTTTTTCTTTCCTCCCTTCCTCCGTCGTTCCACTCGTCAAGCTCCCGTGCAAATTCCGGGTTAATGCTGTACTTCACGCCCTCGCTTGCCGCGGGGGCGTTTTTTGTATCGCTGTCCGCCTGTCCGGCGGCCTCCAGGCGCGCGCGGGCGTTCCGGC